GAAACGGATAACGGCAAGACCATTACCAACTTTATCTGTTTCCGGCTTCCAAAAATTTTCTGACTTTGATGTATTATCTTCTGATTTGCTGAGAGCTTCAACCGCCGTTTTTAGTTTGTCTAAATTACCGGATTGACGCTTAAGATTTGCGAAACTCATTTTTACTTCCTTTCGTATGTGCGATGTATATAAATGTATAACGGATTGTCCACCAACTACTCATAATCAACTGCTAGTATACTACAATATTATTAATTTGTCAAGCTTTAAAAGCCAGAATAACGCTTCTTTAACTGTTGTAATTGTTGTTTGTGTTGCGCTTTTAATTGGCTTTTTGCTTTATGATGCTGTGCCATTTTTTTGAGTTTTTTATACCCAAGAACACCAGCAGCACCAAGTGCCATAGAAACTGGTTCAAACTCTAATAACTGTTCTTTTTCTTCAAAAAACTTAACCAATGCTTCCATTTCTTCCAGAGTTAATTCTTCCACGATTTCTTCTGCCTGTTCATTTAGGCCTGCTCTTTGTATGTATAAATCTCTTTGAATTGTCATTGGTTTCTCCTATTTTTATATATTTATCCAATTTCACACATACATTTTTAACATAGAAATACAAGAAACATAATCAGTATAAAGTATACCAATACCGCCTGCCGTTCTCCATTGCTCTATATTCTTTGGTGTATCATCAATCAATAAAGAATCTGGTGTAGCATATTCTTGTTTAAGGCGAGCGCCAGGTACTAATATGACAGGAAATTCAATTTGATGGTCTTTTAACCACTTCATTTTCTGTGGTCGAATTTGAGCATCTCTACGCTCACTTGATGTAGAACTCAGTATCTCAATTGGTATACCAGTCTTTCTTAAATAATTCATTAGATTAATAGCATCAGGCATTAAATCTAATGTAGCAAATCCTTGCTTAGCAATAAACTCATTAAAAAATGGTTCAAACTTCTTATCTTTTTCCGCCTCGGCAGGAGGAATACGAAACATCTCTTTATATTTTTTATTGAAATCGGCAATCACGCCGTCTAAATCCAAATATATTTTGGTTATCTTAAGCATGTTCTCTTACGTTTTCTTTTAAAATGTTTTTAAATTTCTCTTTATCATATTCGATAAACGGTTTATATTTAATTATCATACGATAATGAGGAGGCCAGATAATATCATCAGTAATTTCTTTTTTCCAACGTGGTAAGAAATTTAATATATCATCTAGTATACACAATGTTTCTAATGCAACCTTACCTCTTAGGACAAGTCCTAGCAGGTCAGGTTGTTGTCCGTCAAATACTTTGAATGGTACTTCACGGTCATCTTCATATGCTTCCAATATGAATTGGACATCATTGGTAAAAGTGTATGTTAAACTTTGTATACGCTTTTGCCACTTTAGATATCGTTCTTCACCTTCACTTAATAAGTCACCAACCCATTCACCTTTACCTTCAATAAAATTGGCAACTAAAAAGTTTCTCATTTCTTCCAAATTATATTTACGAGATAGTTTAGCAAATTGATATTTACTTGAACTACTTGTAAAATTGGTATAACTCACTTTACTCTTACCATGATATTTGAAGTAATCATAACTATTGCTAGTAAAATGTAACTTCAAAGCATGATATAGTTTATACGTTTCAAAACCCGTATTTTCGGTCATATAGGTAATTTGGATGTTTTCTTCAATAAGTTTAAGTCTTGTGCTTCTTCTTTAATCTCTGCTTTAAGTGCTGAAGATATAAGAGTAGCGGCCACTTCAACTTCCAATCCAGTTTCTTTACAATGATGGCATATTGCATCCATTAAACCAATTCTCTTATCAATCGATAATTGTTTAATCATCATACTAAAATCACGTATTTCATCTTTTGTAGGCATATCAATTCTTATAAAATATATGTTGACCGATTCGTAATACCTTTTTTAAATTCCAACCAGGGTTTACATAAACGGCATGGTAATACATCGCATTTGTTTTTGCTATTGTATCATGTACATATGGTTCTGTCAATGCTTTACGAGCAACTATTTCCGATTCTTGCCATGCATACTTGTCTCTTACGACCATATTTTTAAGGCAAGTCCATGAGAATTGGCAAACAATAACACGGGTTGCTGTGTATGTTCTTTGGTAAACAACTTCACATACGGTAGATGGAAAATTAGTATTATTGGCACGGTTCATTACAACCTGTGCTACGGCTAATTTACCTTCAAATGATTCTGTAGCAGCCTCAAAGTAAATGTTATTGGTGAGGCAATTTAATTGTTTGGTGAAATCGGCAGACACTTGTGTTTGTATCTGGTCTTCCAGATAACTTTGTGCTACAGTTGGAATTGTATAGGCCAAAATGGCAGCTATTAATACTACGGCAATACTTTTTGATTTTGATGCGAACATCATATCTCCTTTTGTTTACAGTCGATGCTCTGACCTTGGACCCAAGTACTTCTGACTTTGTGATGTGGGTAGTTGAAAAAATGTTTAATTTAATATGGTTTAAACTGTAAAACCATTTTTTAAAAATATTTTATGAGTTTCTTTTGGATCATTATAATCTACATTAAATTGTTTTATCATCATTTATCCTAAAATGAGTGAGTGGAATTTGGTGAGAAGGCTCCACTCAAAACCTCCACTAGAGCTTAAGCTGCTAGTTTATAAACACTTTCATTTGCATTTATACTTTTTGCTTCTTCGACCGAGTTTCCTCAATCCTAACGTCTTTAGCTTTGACGATTCTCCATTGTTATACTAATCAGGCAATCGATATCTATTTCAGGCCCATCAAAAGCATTGTAGATGATTGATCCATTACACTTCTGCTACAACAGATGGCGCCGTGATAGGATCTCATGCTTTTGGTGGACCTGCTCGGTACTGCCCCGAGGTCTTACCAAACTTTCGAACAACTTCTACGAATTTTTTACTGTACGGATTTTGTTTTTGCTTCATCTTTCTTCTTTAGAGATTTCTTCATAATTTTCATATAGATTTTTTTCTCTAATTCGGTATGATGCTCAATACAAGCATCGTACAATTTATGGATTAATTTTTTAAGTTTCATAGGTCTATTATACAGTAATATTTATGAAATGTCAATCATCCGATGCATTATTACCACATTTTTGTCTTTTAGCAACAGTTAACTTGCCAAAATCGACAGGCCATTCTTGACCAATGGGTAACTCTTTAGCACCTTGTGGAAATGCGAATTTAACGCCTAATTTCTGTTCGATTGTACCAGCACCAATACGGAACTTAGTCAAATCATTACCTAGATTAGGATATGGTGCAACGTGTGGAAAATACCAAGCAGCAACTTCGTTTGTTTGATTATTAATAACAATCTTATAGAAACCATGAGGAACTACAACACCATTACCAATCTTCTTATCCTGTGCGTTGTAGTCTGCACCAACATAGATTGTATATGATTGATTACGTTGAACAACCCAACCACGGACGGCAGTTTCCAAGAGTTTCCAGATACCTCTGTTTAATGAACCTGCTTGCGGTGCCATATTGGTCATTAAGAATGATTCAAATTCTACTTGTGTATCCCATGATAAGTCACCATCTGGTGATTGATGACCCTTATCGTAACCTGTACCAGCATAATCTTGAGGTGTTGGGCCGTTAGGTACTGATTGGTCAGCAGCAAAAGCATTTGTACGAGCAACACAACCTAAAGCATGGTCAGGTGTTAATGTGTATGTTACAAATCTAGGAATCTTAGCGGCCGCATCATAACCTACAAAGTAAGCTTGACGGCAGATTGGTGAAACACCAGCAGTCTGAGGCATACCATAAGGTGCATGAATGGCACATGATTGTACAGGTTGAGGTGCTCTTTGTGTCCAACCAAAAGAGAGTAGTGGTGCAAATAATACTGCTAATAGTAACTTTTTCATAATTGTCCTTTATAAAACTGAATCGCCTCAACTAAACCTTCAATGTGGTCTTCCGTTCTTTCTATGAAAATAAGAGGCTCACTATTCTCAACGGCCATGAAAATGACCAGCTTATTTATAGGAGTACCAATTAGTTCTTCGTACATAATTCCATACGCAGCAGTTTGCCAAAAGTAATCTAATATATCTTCTCTTGCTTTAACACGTGAGGATGTCTTAAAATCAATCGAGGATAACTCACCATCAAACTCACCAATACAATCAGAACGACCTGCCATACCTAATTGTGTTGACCATAAGGACTGTTCTTGGTAGTGAATATTATTGATACGATTTAATACAGGTTTAATTGATAGGAACATCTCTTTAACATCAGGCATCATATCAGGTAAAGGTTTATTGTTTAAATAATCTTCACACATTAAATGAACTTTAGTACCACGACCTGAAGCCTTCTTGGAGATAGCATTGGCTTTTTCTTCACCAACTCTTTTGCGCCATGCCATAATAGAGGCTTTCTTTTGGGCGCCTAGAACAGTTGTAACGGAAGGTAAACGAGTTCCATCAGGTAGAGTATAAAATCTTTTACCATCTGGAAATGTTTCTGATTTGAGGTCTTGAAGTGGTTTTGGTGGGCAATATGTAAACATGATGTAATTATAACAGATTAAAAACTAATTGTCAACGGGTTTTACTATCAGAAAATATATTAACAAAAACAGTATTATCTTCCAATGCTTCTATTTCATGCCATTCAATCTCTTTTAAATTGATTGGTTGTGTTTCTCTAGTTACTATTACTTCTTTACCTTCTTTACGAACTGCACACGAACCTGAATGGCACATGGTTGCATGAGCATATGTGTGAGCGTGTTTTGGTAATCCTTCACCTTTATTCGCATGATAGATATTCACACGAGCGCCATCATACACGAAACTGTGTTTAGGCATTAAAGGTTTTACTTCACTCATATCGTCTGCATACCTTGTGTTACAGGTTGTGCTTGTGTTGCTTCAGGCGGAGTTGGTCTAACGGCATCAATCATTTCAGGCGTAATCGGGTTTGAATCTAATAGTTTTTGATTTACCAAAAAATCACCAAATTCCTTTTGCATCTGTAATTTCTGAAAATCAATTCTTTTTTGAATTTCTTGAGGTGTTGGCGGTGTTGGTGCGTTTGGATTTGTCATTTGCACATCAGGATTGGGATTATTCACACTAAAACGTGTTGTTGTATATTGAGTTCCAACTAAACCATTAATGTATCCTAAATCTACGGAAGGATTTGTTCTTGCTTGTATTGCTTCTATTGGAGCAGCAAATTGCCTAATAATTTTTTCAAGTTCTTGTTGATTACTAGGAAGTGGCTCTCTTAAATGAATGTTTGCCCACCCATTATCAGAAAAAATAACATCTATTATTTTGTTTTCTGTAT